ATATGGAGTCTGGTGCTACTGCTGGATTTGAGGAGTTGTTTTATAATCCTAAGAAATATAGATTAAGAGCTTATGATTTAGGAGCTTATGACCCAGAACAGACAGGGGAAGCCGGTTTCTTTGTAGATGATGCCTGGTATAAGCCTCCACATATTAATGAAGATGGGGTGTCTGATAGAGAAGTGGCTATTAAGGCTAACTTAGCTAAAAGAGAAGATTTGCAAAAAGGAGCTAAAAGTTCTAAGACATTAGATGATTTTTTAACACAATATCCTTTAGTCCCTTCTGAAGCTTTTCTTATTTCTACAGGAGCTTACTTTCCTGGAAAGAGGATAATGAACCAGATTAATAAGTTACAACAGGATGAGAAGCTAAAGAATTTAGGGCAAAGAGGATATATGAGTGCAGAAGGTAATAAACCTGTATTTGTGCAAGACGATACTAAATACGAAGCGCCTTATCCGTTCGACCCCAAACAAAAAGAAGGATGTATAACTATTTACGAGCATCCAGAGCAAGTTAATGGAGATATACCTTATGGACTTTATTTAGCTTCTACTGACCCCTATATGCACGATGAAAGTAGCGGAGATTCTTTAGGCTCTACTTTTATATACAAGAAATTCTATAGCACAGAAAAGACTAGCGACATTATAGTTGCGGAATATACTGGTAGACCAGAAACTACAGATAAATATTACGAGCAAGTAAGACTATTGCTTATGTATTATAATGCTAGGTGTCTTTATGAAAACCAATTTAAAGACATGAAGACTTACTTTGAGTTTAAGGGAAGCTTAGGATTGCTAGCTTTACAGCCAATGATTATTAAAGATATTATACCTAAATCTACTGTTAGTAGAGGGTATGGTATTCATATGCCACAGCAAATGAAAGAAGCTGCTGTAATATATCTTAGAGATTGGTTGATAGCAGAAAAAAGTCCTGGTATTTCTAATATAGAAAGTATTTATTCTGTAAATTTGCTTAAAGAGTTATTAAGATTTAACTTTAAAGGAAACTTTGATAGAGTGTCTTCTATGTTAATACTTGCACTTTATATACAAGAAAATAGAAAAATAACATTAAGTGCTATAGAAGGAGAAAGAAAATCCTCTTTATTTGAAGGATTCGATAAAGCATTAGGAATGTAATGCTTATATTTGTAATTTAGACTGTTTACTTATGAGTCAATTTCCAAACCAGAAACTAACCAGAAAAGAGAAGATAAAAGAATATGGGTCTATAGAAGATTGGGCTAGAATGATATTCGACTCTATTTCTGAAATATCAACAAACTACAACAATACTGATGTCTACACTACTTATGATAAAGAAGTGTTAATAGATTTAGCTAATGGAATTATAACTAAAGAAGATTTTGATTATGTTCTTAGACCCTATGGAGAATACTCTCCTAACTATCCTGCTGAATTTAGACATTACGATAGAATATCTTCTAAATTACATTTACTTATAGGAGAAGAAATTAAGCGTCCATTCAACTTTAAAGCTATATCTTTAAATCCTAATTCTGTTACTGTAGCAGAGCAAGCTAAAAAGGATATGATTATAGAGTCTTTGCAGCAAGAGCTTAGATTGCAGTTGCAAGAGATTGGCGCTTTACCTCCAGAAGAAAACCCGCAACAACCTATGACTATTCCTCAAATAGAGGAGTACATGAATGCAAACTATCAAGATATGCACGAAATACAAGCCAACATGGCTTTGGAGTATATTAAGGAGTTTAACAATTTAATAGAGGTATTTAATAAGGGTTGGGAATATTTACTTTCTACAGGAGATGATATATATTATACTTCTACAAGCTATAATGAGCCTTTAGTTAGATGTGTAGACCCAAGATATTTCGAATACGATAAGAGTCCAAATGTAGAATACATAGAAGATGCTCAATGGGCTTTTGAGGAAAGATGGATACCTTCTTCTAGAGTTTATGAAGAGTTTGGAGAGTTTTTATCTGAAGACGATGTAGATAAAATAGAGAAAATGAAAGGTACTTTCTCTCAAAATATTGGCTATGGCAATGGAATACCTACTATTTATTTAAGAGAAAAAGAATCTATAGGTAGCGAAGATGCTAAGTATTTTACTATGAACTCTAATTCTATTGTAAAGGTTGTTAACTTTTGTTGGAAAGGATTAAGAAAAATAGGTTTTGTTTCTTACAGAGATGAAGATGGAGTTATACAGGAGAGAGTTGTAGGAGAAGAATATAAAAAGCAAGAGGAAGATTTAGATATTAAATGGGAATGGATAAATGAAGTCTGGGAAGGTATTAAGCTAGGAGAAGATTTAATTATAGGTGTGCAGCCTAGACCTAATCAATACAAGTCCTTAGACAATCCACAAAGCTGTAAACTTCCTTACACAGGAATATCAGACATACATTTATCAGTAGTTAAAAGAGTTAAAGAAATCCAGTATTTGTACAATATAATAATGTATAGAATGGAGCTTGCTATTGCTAGAGCTAAAGGAAAGCTTATGGTAATGGATACCGCTCAAATACCTACTAGTGAAGGGATGGATTTAGCTAAATGGATTAATTATGCAGATACTTCTGGTTTTGCTTTTGTAAATAGTTTTGAAGAAGGTAAGGGGGTGTTTGGAGGGCAAAGACCTAATTTTAACCAATTTACCTCTATAGACTTAACTATGAGTAATACTATACAACAATATGTTGGTATTGCAGATAAGTTAGATGCTTTAATAGAAGACATTACAGGTGTTACTAGGCAGAGACAAGGGCAAATATCTCAATATGAAACTCAAGGTGGAGTAGAGAGAAGTGTTGTGCAGTCTTCAGCTATTACAGAATACTTATTCTATAGACATAATAGAGTTAAGAAAAAAGTTATCACTAATTAATTGGAAGAAGCTAAGTTATGCTGGATTAACGGAAAGAAGACTCAATATGTAATGGATGATGCTACTAGAAGGATAGTTAATATCGATGGAGATATATTTAACAATTCTGAGTATGGAGTATTTGTGTCTGATAGCACTAAGTCTAGTATGGTTAAGCAGAACTTGGAGCAATTAGCTCAAGCTGCTATACAAAACCAGCAAGCTACTTTTTCTGATATTGTTGCTATTCTAGAAACAGATTCTGTAAGTAAAGCTAAGTCTATACTTAAAGATAGCGAGCAAAAAGCTCAAGAAAGACAACAGCAACAAGCTCAACAAGAACAAGAACACACTCAAAAGCTACAGCAAATGCAAATTGATGCAGCTAGAGAAGATAGAGAAGATAGACAGGCTCACGAAATCGAAAAAGAAAGAGTTAAGGGAGATTATAAGCTTAGAGAAAAAGAAATGGATATCTGGAAGTTCCAAGAAGACATTGATAAAGATAAAGATGGAGTACCAGATTTTATGGAAGTTCAAAAGTTTAAACAACAACAGTTAAATGATAATAGGGATTTTTCTATGAGACAAAAAGAAATGAATCTTAAAGAAAAAGAACTTGAAGTAAAAAAGAAACAAGCAAGTAGTAAACAAAAAAATAAGTAATGGCAAGTAATGTTCTAACGATTAATCAGTTAAGAGTTTATGTGGAAGAAAATCCTACATTAAAAACATCTGATTTAGTTAAAAAAATTCACGCAGAAAGAGGTTTATGTCAATATGTTACATACAACTCTATGCTTAAGACACTTTACAGTAAAATAAAAATAGTTAAAAGAAAGACAGAACATAATCAGTCTTCAAACAAAACTGTAGACTGGAAGGAAAGCAAGGATTCAGCCTCCTTTTCTTATAATGGGAACAAAAAGATAACTAATCTAGAGGAAGCTTTGGAGGAGTCTAATGTGGATTTAAATATATGGGTTGTAGATAAGCAGCAATTTAAATGCTGGACTACAACTATGAAAGGCAAAAACAAGAAACCTATACAAGTTCAAAACTATTCTTGCAATATTACATTTAAAAGAAGAGTTGCTGGAGGTAGAGAAGATTTTTTAGATTCTTTAAAAGAGGTTTTAGGGGATTATTCTCTTCCCGCTATATCTTTAAAAAATAAAGATTTTGGAGATACTTGTGGTATTATAAACATATATGATGCCCATATAGATAAATTAAGCTGGATAGACGAGACAGAAGATTCTGAATCTTCTATAAATAGAAATGTATCTATATTTACAGACGTATTTGATAGTATGTTGTCTGAGGTTCAAAACCAAGGCAGCGAAACAATTATATTCCCTGTAGGCAATGATTTCTTTAACAGAAACTCTATTGGACACGAAAGCACTAAAAAAGGTACTCCGCAGTATTCTTTTGTTTCTGGGAAGGTTGCCTACAAAAAAGGGTTAAAGGCTGTTATAGATTGTATAAATAAAGCTGCTACAGTTTCTAAAGTTATTGTTCCTATTATAGATGGAAACCATGACGAAGATAATGTATTTTATTTAGGAGAGTCTTTA